TTTAAAGTCGAGGTGAGCCGAGAACTCGAATTCTGTTCTCACATTATACAGAACCCGGCCCTCGCCATTCCCGTTAATGCCAACAAGATGATTTATGGATTGATACATGGCTATAACGTGGAATGCGGCAATCAGGAGGTAATTTCAACTTACCTCACTGCGGTCTTTTCCGTCCTGCAGGAGCTCCGATTTGATCCCGAGCTCGTTGCCCGGCTCCACCAGTGGTTGATCCCGAGTGTCACCACAAAATAATAAACGGGGAGCCCATCAAAGCCAGCCAAGCATACGTCAGTTGCAAGCATTGGAGGCTGTAGTCTGATTACCAAAAGCCCGACACAACGGATTATAAATTTCTTAGCGGATTTGCTGCCGGATTCATTGCGGCGATCCCATTGTCAATAGCGGGCATTTACTTCGTTTACCTGAAAATCTCCGACCACGTACGCGCAATTGTAAATGAATACGGTCGTGGTTAGGCGACGCAATGTCGAGGGTCCAAGCAGATCACAGAGGCGTAGAAGAAATCGGCGAGCTCAACAAGCTCAGCCGGTGATTGTTGTCGCGGGGCCCCGGACCACCCGGAACCGTCGACGACGATTGCGACGCTTACAAACTAGGAGAGGAGGCATAGTTCCCCGAGGAAGCGGTTCTAGCGAGACATTCGTGTTTAGCAAAGACAACCTCATGGGAAGTGCTAGCGGAAGCTTCACGTTCGGGCCGTCTTTATCTGACTGCCCAGCATTCAAAGATGGTATACTCAAAGCCTATCATGAGTATAGGATCACTAGCATCCTCCTGCAGTTCTTAAGCGAAGCCTCTTCCACCTCTGCAGGCTCCATTTCTTACGAACTGGACCCCCATTGCAAACTCACAGCCCTCGCGTCCACCATCAATAAATTTCCAATCACAAAAGGTGGGGCGAAAGCCTTCAACGCGAGGATGATTAATGGATTGGAGTGGCATGACTCTTCTGAAGATCAGTGCAGAATCCTGTTCAAAGGTAACGGCGACAAGGATACTATCGCCGGTTCCTTCAGGATCACTATGCGAGTCGCCCTCCAAAACCCGAAATAGGTAGACGCCGACCCAACACCACCCCCCATGGAATTGGGGTTGACTACTGTAGTATTTGATGAACACCTTGATGGTGTTGGGTCGGGACGGAAATTGAGGCCACTTCGAGCGGGGCGCGAAGTGGTCCAACACATTGACACTCCGGAAAGACAACCGGAAGAACAAACTCGTAGCGCAAGCTACTCCCTCGACCTGGAGAGGACCCCCGTATCGGAAGGAAAGCCGATTGAACAAACCCGGTTTACGGCGCATGGAGGCGACGAAACCGTGACACCACCCGGCCCTGGAGAAGAGCGGACGGATTTCGTCCCTCTCTCTCCTTCAGAGGAAATCCCTGATCATGACATAGACGCTGTAAATGAGAAACTTTCAAGATTGTCTTTGTCAACCAGGGAGCCCACCCAGAGCTCCATTTCTACATTTCAGGACTCGCCTCGCGGCAGTAGCTCCCCCGTTCGCGGAGGTGCTTCTGTCGCCCAAGACCGTAAATCTGTCGAAGAACAAACTGAAACAAAGCGGTCAAGGTTTGGCAAAGCGTTACTGCCCTCACTGGGCGGTTCCAGAGCTTCCGCCCTTCAAGGCGGGGCTTTGCGGCGCGCCAAGAGCGAGTCTCTGAGAAAGCACATGACAACTGATGAGCTCCAGGTGGCAGCACGAATCGAACAACAGCAAGGAAAGGCAGCGAAAGAGAGATACATTGAAAGCCTTAACCTTGCGAGCCGGACTGAATAGTTTAGAGAGGTAGCCGAGCAGTCAGTTGCAAGCATCGGAGCCGAAGTCTGGCAATGGATGGAAAACCATTTAAACCCTTCCCGGAGTGAGCGTCCTAGAAGTAAGCCGAATGATTGATGATCGTAGATCGCTCGGAGCTCGTGCCACGATAACTGACCACGAAAGTGGTTGGGCAAGATTGTCGAAGGCTTGGGCCACCCATATCACCCGATGGCAAGGGTTGATGGTGACCCATGTCTTCACTTGTCAACATTCTCTAATTTTTT